ATGATCAATTCCTGGCACTGTGACAACCTGTATAACACCGATGAGCCGCCTCTAATGATTGAGCAAACATGTACGGTTACCTCGTCGTCAACACAACCAGTCATGTCTCTCGCCTCCCCTATTACAGTGCGCGACGATGGCACTATGATCTTCGGTCTAGGAATAATTATTTTCTTTCTCGCAGTATTTTTCTTCGCAACTTTGTTCGGAGCGTTAGGAATGAAATCAAAACTATGAATCCAGTACTTATGCAGATATTACAGCCAGCAATCGATAACGCATCCTATGTGGATCTTTTCTGGTGGACTTTCTTCCTCATGCCCCTCGCTATCGGTGTCCCGATATTCGTCTACTGGATGATATTACAAGGCGTTAAACTTCTCCGTTTCCTTTCATGAATATCCTTTCTGACGCATATCAAGTGTATCTGTCCGCAGTTGTCTTGGGAATGTTCGCGTACATGCTGATCGGCCTTTTCCGGATACTCTTCCACTTCGGCTAACTGGCAATGTCAATAAGCCCAGTTGTCGATTCGTGGTCGATATTATCAGCATAATTTAAGTAGCTAAAATAGTGACCTCACTTGCATCTACCACTATTTCTTTGGCCAGTGTGCATCTCATCTGGGATAACACCATCGGTCAGGTCAATACTCTTGTATTGGACGTCCTGCCGTATGTTGTTCCAGCCATGTTGCTCCTCGGCGCAGTCTTTATGCTCTGGCATAAGGCAAAGAGATACGTGGGCGGTATCAAATGATCCGCGCGGCGTAAGGCCGCTGTCTCTCCGCTCTCTTCAAGTGGAATCAGGCTAGTCCTCTCCAATTGAGCCAAAAGGCCTTCTGAACTATCGACACAGCCGGTCTTTTGTAGCCGCGGGGTTTGGTAACTCTATAGAACGCTACTTTTCTACGGACATCCGGTTCGATTCCGGTCCCCGCGATCAGGTTAGTAGGAGGGTCAGGCTTGTCATAGCAGAGCAATAATTTTTCAGGAAATTTTTTGTCAAGAGAGCTTCGCGATGTCTTTACACCTTATAAAACAAAAAATGCGTAGGACATCGCGAAGCGACCTTGACTACAAAATTTCGGAAAAATTACGCTCTAGCTATGACTAGACTGACCCAACCCAGTGCGATTATCAATTTATTAATAACCACATGAAGAAATATTACTACTACAGTTTTATCTTTCTTATGAGCCTGCTGTTTTTGCCAGCCGGTACATACGCCATGACTCTCGGCGCACAAACTGATTCTTCAGGGTATGTGCAGGTCAATGCCAATTCGGGTACTACATACCAAGATCTCGGCACGAATCTAGTCGGTAATATGGGCGCAGTAGATGTGATCATGAGTGGATACATGATCAATAACACCCGCTACAGGGTTCATATCTGCCCTAGTTCAGAAAATGCCGCCACCTGTATAGGTGATATGTCCAATGTGAAATACAGCAACTCTTGGGCGCTTAATTCAACCCCAACACACCTTATAACCACATGGTCGCCTGCTGTTTCAGTTACCGGCAAGCGAGTAACTATATATTTTTACGCACCGGGTAACGGAGAAACTCAAAAAGTTCACGGATCGCCGACTGATAAATGGGCAGACGGTGCGTGCTATCACTATACCGGCGGCGGAGCATGTTCTGGCATATCCGACATATATTTTGCGGTTACCGACGGATACCCTAGCTATATTGGAACGCAGATCACTTCATATTTACCTGCATATACTGTTACGCCGATCAGCTCCCCTGTCACTTTGTCCGGATCATATTACATAGATAGCGATATTGGATCATCTACTCCGAATTTGCTAATCACGCTACTCGATACCGATAACGGTAATTACTCCGAATATAATTTCGGTACTGTTCCAACTGTAAGTGGAAACTATACTTACTCAACTACAACCGGGGCATTGGCCGATGGCCGTTATCACATGTCTATCTTGTTTGATAACTCTCCGAACGTTTATGTTGCCACTTCAAGCGAATTCATAGTCAATAAGACAATCACCCCGCTGTCGTCATTGAGCCTGTACTTCCCTGCTACTTCTACGCCGATAACGATCACGACCGGCTTAAGCGATTGCGATTCGATGCTCACGGCATCTGGTATCGGCTGTGCTGTCGGCACCGTGTTCAAAAATGTAATCTATCTACTCTTCGTCCCGGATATGTATACTCGCCTCCGTTTTCAGGAGCAGTATAATGATCTGAAATATAAAGCTCCATGGGGTTATATATTCCTCATTGCAAATGACATTTCAGGTTATTCTACTGCTTCTACGACATCCCTATCGAGCGCAAACCTTTCGATTACTTTTCCGAACAACTCAAACCCTCTCTACAACGCATCCTCTACGCAAATCTTCAAAGGCAAAACAATCACATTCATTGATTGGTCCTTGATGGCATCCTCGACGTCTCACGGTTATTGGGGTAATGCGTGGACGTCAATCAGCAACATGATCAGTCTACTCATGGGTGCTGGCTTCTTTTTCTGGCTATGGAAATTCGCCTTTAACAAAATCAAACCATGATTACATCACTTCTCATCTCATTCATTATGGAGTCGATGTCGTGGGCATTGAGCTTTCTACCAAAGGTCACTTCCCTTCCTCTCAATTTGGATTCTACGATTACGACGATCTTCGGCTACTACCGCGCGATGGCCACCATCTTCCCTTTCCTCGGAACAGCTATGACATTTATGCTCGCCGGTGTCGGGATAGAGCTTGGATACAAAACATATCAGCTCGTGAATTGGGTTATCAATAAGTTGCGAGGGTCTGGTTAAAAAATATTAGCAGTCAACTAATTACAAATAATCACATGAAAACAATCAATCAAAATATTATAGAAACATTACTGAAATCTGACCCGATTTTAAAGGATATACACGCTCATCTAAAAGACGGTCATTGCCATGGTTTCGAGCTGAATTTCCAACAACAGTTTGCATATCATTTTTTCTTACTTCAGATAATGCAAAGCAGAGTGTGGTCATTATTAAGATTAAATAAATTAAAAAAATGAATAACAAAATCATCATGCTGAATAAAGAGATAGCGAAAAAAGAATGTGAGCGAAATTTAGAGATATGGAAAGACTGGTGGCCTGCCCGAATCGATCCGGATCTATATGATCACCTCCTCGAGGTTATTGATAGATTTGAGGATAAAATCGGTAACCCTGTCCTCGTTGAGCTTATTTCGAACGAAATAGAAGATGTGTTCGCAAAAGGTTATGTTACAGAAAAGTTTATTTCTACCTATATCCGCGAGAGTGAAATCGGTTAATCGGTGGTCGATATTATCAAATTAATTTAAACATCATGTCCAAAATAAAGACAAAAAGAATGGATATCGAGCACGGCATTTACTGCTACTACGGTAGGCTAGGCCAAGGTAAAACATACGCTATGGTTCGAGATCTTCTTCGGCTCTTGAATAACGGGCATGTGGTCTACACAAATTTCACTATCCATTGGGATGGTTATGATCAAAGGCAAAATCCCTTCGCCATATTCTGGGGAGCGATTGGCCTAAAGAAAAAGTTCATCAAGTATCCGGCTACTAACCTCCGTAAGATGCCAACGGATGAAAACTGGCATAACGAGTTCGGAAAACTTCGAGATTGCATTGTCGCTATAGATGAAGCATATGTGCTGTTCGATTCGTATCAGATGTCCAAAATGCCCATGTCACAACGCTTGAATATTCTGCAAACACGCAAATTCGATCGTTCGATCTTCTACACCACTCAACGCCCAACTTCCGTCCATGCTGTCATGCGAGGAATGACCAATGTATTCTATCATTGCGAAAAATTCATGATTCCATTTATCACTCTTTTTGCCCGCGATGAATATGATCTCTCCGGTGACGAGACAGTCAATGAAGAAAAACGGCTATCGAGGAGACTATATTGGGGCGAAGCAAAATACTTCAAAATGTACAACACCAAAGAGACTGTCGGTATCAAGGGTGAAATTGGAAATATGATAGGTACAACAACAATCAAAACTGAAACTTATGAAGTAAATGTGCTACGAGTCGCCGAGATCTGGGCTGCTTTAGCTGCCCGGATATCGGCTATAAAATTCAAGAGGTAGAGTGTTGTTTCTAGACTCGACCTCTCTCACACTTAATCAGATTTATTAGAATTAAATATGTATGGCTAATCAGATTCCGTCGGCAGACGATCTAAGTCGGGCTTTCGACGAATTGAGAAAAATACATTGGGGCGTTGATTTCTCGAGATACAAGGCTGTCATCTCCGGTCCCGTCAAGGAAGTCTATGAATTCGAAAAAGACATCCATTTCGGTGGTCAGTTGAAGTCACGAAATCGTCGCAAGAAGCGTGTCGGTAAGCGAAATCTAGGTATTCGTCGTCCATTCTCAATCTCACGCGCTAGGAAGCATATACGCCGTCTAATCTCCTGTAATTCCGGTCAGTATCCTGAATATAGCGATAAATTCGTAACGTTCACCTTTGCCGAAAACATAACCGGGCTCAAGGAAGCAAACGAAATGTGGCGAAAATTCATGATGAGACTGAATTATCACATTGGACACGCGCTCAAATATGTCTCTGTCGTCGAATTCCAGAAACGAGGAGCTGTTCACTATCACGCCGTCTTCTTCAATCTGCCATACATAAACAATGACGAGTTAGCAGAAATTTGGTCACACGGATTCATAAAAATAAATGCCATTCAACACATTCAATCGATAGGTGCATATGTCTCGAAATATCTTCAAAAAGGCGTAGTTGATGCAAGGTTGTTTAACGAAAAATGTTACTTCACTTCTCGTGGTCTTCTCAAACCCATAACCATCCGTAACCCGCCCTCTGATCTCGATTTCACCTGTTCTGATTCCATCGAATATAGGCTCGAAGAAACTTGCATACTTCCCTTCAATAAATGGACTGGTTGGACTGTCTATAAAAGGTATACGAGGATCAAATAATTTATCTGAATTATCAATTAACAAATAACAAAATAATCACATGACTATTCAGCAAGCAATTAGAAATTATACTGATTGGAAAGTAATCCGCAGTCCTCGGGCTGCAGAAATATATCAGCCATACCTGCGTCGCCTATGTAATTTTAGAGATAAGGATACGAAGGAATATACCGATCGCGACATCGTCGAATTCAATCATCACCTCTCTGCCAAATGTAATCCGCCGACTGTAGCATTTTCCTGCCGGATCATGAAAAATTTTTTCCGCTATCTCAATTCGACTCAAGAATCATCGGTCAATCCATTCCTCATTCAAGAACCGAGATACGCCAAAAAGCCTCGTATAGGTGTGAGTGATGAAGATTTCAAGGCAATGTGCGCCACCCTAAATCCGTGGGAAACAAATGATCTGCAAAAGCTCACTATATTGCATCTTCTTCGTGATACAGGTGTTCGTGTCGGCGAGCTTTGTGATCTTAATGTTAATCAAATATCTTCTACCGAAAACTTTACCTCGATTGAGAACAAGAAGAATAAGAATACTCGCTGGATTATGTGGGGCAAAGATTTTCATCACGATACCTTGCTTCGTTGGCTCGGTAGTAGAATCTGCCTCAATCAAAAGCCAAATTTGTTTCTTTCGCTCGATCATAAAGGCCGTGGACGCATAACACCTAGAACAGTAGAACGCTGGACCAGAGAGATCGCCGCTGAAGCCGGCATCGTAACTCGTATCCATCCGCACATGTTCCGACATGCCAAAGCTCACCGCATGAAGGCAAGCGGGGCCGATCTCAAAGATATTCAGATGATGCTAGGCCACGTTAGTCCATATTCGGCCTTGATGTATTTGAATTTCGACAAGAACGAAATGCTGGCTAACGCTCAAAGGTATCTATAGATCTTTTACAATTTCATAAGATGCTCCGTGCAGGAGTGGCGAAATAGTAACCGCTTATCACACTTAAAGTTGGGCCGGGACGAGTGGTGTGCTTGTCCACGGGACGATCTTGCGAGGTGACTATACGAGTAATTAAAAAATGGAAAATACAGGGCTATCCGACCCCTGACCCTCGTCAAATCCTCGCCTCCTGCACAGAGCATCGTATGAATTATAAATATGTGCTAATCTATAATCACTAGACCCGAAAAGGACGTTTCGCACGTCCTTTTCTTTACGAAACTTTATGCTACCATTGCTCGTCTATATGTATGGTATAATCTCTTTGAATTATAGACAAAGTGGAGTATACTAATAGCAATCAATTATGAAAGATAAATTTTTCAAATTCTACGCTAATCTGCCTATGAACATTCGCAAGGAGATAGTATTAGACTTGGGTGAAAATCAAGGTGGTCCTATTACGTGGGAAGTCGCTTACAGAGAGATTAATGCTGACACTGAGCTTGGTAAAAAGATACTTGAGAAACTCGTTGAACTTAAATTCATACCTACTGAATAAATTATGAGCAAAACTATAACTAACAATTCAAAAGAATTAAACCAAGAAATTATCAATTTGGTTGTTGCTCGTTTGAAGACTATACCTTCGAATGCCAATCTCTCTGTTGGTGGAGACAATGAGCCAATGTCAGTTGATTCACTAATCGAAGAAGTTAAAAAGCAAACCGAGGTCGGCAAGAAGCTTGTTGAGTCGCAGTTATTCTTCCTCCGATCGCTTCGAGATTTACCTGTCGCATAATTATGTCACTACTAATCACTCGTCCCAGATACGAATCAGTCACTCACTATTTCTATCATTGGAGTGAAGAAATCGTTAAAGAAGCAAAACGCAGAATCGGCAAGGTTTTTGATTTGGAAAAAGATAAAGCTTCGCGTAAGCTTGTGGAAAGCTATCTTGAAAAGCAAAATCCCGAAATTGCCATTTTCAATGGACACGGAAATGATGTCTGTGTTACTGGACATGACGAAGAACCTCTCATAGTATCAGGTGAAAATTCATACCTCCTCAAGGACAAGATCGTCTATATGCGCTCATGCGATTCCGGTAAAGCTCTCGGGCCACAAGCGATAAAAGAGGGTTGCAAAGCTTTCATTGGTTACAGTGAATTATTCAGATTCTGGACAGATAAAGCTCTCGTCACAGAACCATTAAAAGATGAATATGCTAAACCATTTTTTGAAACTTCAAATCAGGTACCACTCTCGCTGATCAAAGGCAGAACTGCACAAGAAGCCCAAATGGATAGTTTGATCGAATATAAAAGAATCATCGGTAATCTGTTAACAAGTAACGCTGAAAACTCATTCGTCGTATCAGATCTTATCTGGAATATGCATAATCAGGTGTGTTTGGTGAAATAGCAATATAAACTTTAGACAAAGGAAAACGCCGTACAGGCCGGCGTTTTCTAATGACCCCTACTATAGCATACTTTAGCTATTTCCTAGCAAACATTGAGCTATTATTCTTTATTTATTGTGTTCTAGACATATTACTAACATTCATGTAATGTTTTAAATAGAAAGGCTTTATCACAATGAAAACATGTATAATATCTCGTCGGGAGGTCAGAATTGAAATCCCAGCATTCAAGGGGACTTTTAGTAAGTTTCTAAAGGACGCTGAAGATAAGTTCGCAAAAAATGATAGTGTAATGAGGGCGATTCGCAACAGTTACTTCTGTAACACCATCGGGAATCAAGTCACCCTCAGAATCGCCATGGCTGATGAGTTTGGCTACGATGTGGCCATATATCCTTGGACACCAGATGATATAGCTAAAAAGAACGGCTTGACAATCTGTTCTGACGCTACACCAGTAAGATTGGCAATGAATTTCGAGGAGGTTAGGGCTCAGATTCCTTCAGAATATCTTAGTCAGACATGGTGGGTCTACATGTCTTCCATTGAATGCCAGACAGGAGATAAATTTATCAGTGGCATGGGTTGTCCCAGCGCGGTATTTAAAATCACACCTCATCGTGGAGAAATCCTCGATGTTGAATGGGTTTATAGTGGAAGACGGAGTGGTGTTGAAAAAGATCAGCCAATGCTCTTTGAGTGCCGGTAACTTGAACATGATCTGCCACCTATTTTTATGGGTGGCATTTCTTTATAGATAATTTACCAAAAAATATTATATTTTTAACAAATCTTATTCGGAAGTTGATTATCTGTTTCCAGTTCGATACAGCATATTCCTAGGATGACGATATTTGAGTTAGTGTGTTCATTTAATCTTTGAAAATTCACCATTGAGAACAATCGGCAGAACCGCCTCAATTTCTTCTTTGTAAGGCATATCTGGTATCGAATTCAACAAAAATATTTTTTTGTTATTTACATACGCAAAACCCAATTCCATAAGTACATTTCCTCCTATATATCCCTTAATATTATTTTTCTCCATATTGACTACAAATATCGCATCGCTTTCCAAAATATGATTGTAATGCTGTCTAATGTAATCATTTTCGATCTTAACTTTTGCATGTTCGCCATCCTCAATTCTCTTTAGATGAGAATGATTTTTATTTGTTACATAGTCCCTGTACTCGGGATGTATCCAAGCATTATAGCCATCAGCTACGAGTTTATCCGTATACGCAACCATATCTTTAACAAACGCTGTACTACCTATTACATATATTTTCATAGAAATGATTATACTATGGTCACTGTAAATCTCCAAGAAATACCCGCTCTAAAACTTTGTTTTCTATCAACTCCTTCGGATTTCCTTCAGCATAGATCTTCCCCTTATCAAGCACATAAGCTCGCTTCGTAATCTCCAGTAGCGATTTCAGATTATGCTCGACTACAAATATAGCAGTTTTTCTACGTTCATTAATCTCTTTGATTTTCTCAAATACCTCTTTTACAATTTTCGGCGCAAGACCCAGTGATGGCTCATCCAGTAATAGCATTTTTGGATCTGGCATAAGTCCACGAGCAATAGCTAGCATCTGTTGTTGACCACCAGATAGCGTGCCAGATTTCGATTTCAGTTTTGTTTTAAGAGCGGGAAATAGTTCAAGGACATTAGCTATACGCTCCTTTCTATCAGCATTGCTTTCTACATTAATTCCACCAATTTCAAGATTTTCAAGCACTGTTAAATGATGAAATACCCTACGACCTTGTGGCACAAATGATACTCCTCGCTCAACCACTTCATACGATACTGGCTTAAACTGTTGACCTTCCCAAAGCACAACTCCGGAATCAATAGGCGCTAATCCAAATATAGCTTTTAGTATCGTCGACTTTCCTGCTCCATTCGGTCCCATAAGTGCGACTATTTCTCCTTCGTCAATGCTTACTGACACACCATCCAACGCTTTAACGCCGCCATAGTGCACATGAATATCTTTTAACTGTAATAAGGTTTCTGTTTTCAT